TATCACGGTTGAAGCTGCTACAGCGATCCTCGCCGTAAAAGCCTCCGTGTTAACGACTGGTCGCGTAATTCAGCTACACTTAACCACGTGAATGAATACCATTCACGCGTGTAGCTAAAAGTGTGCTTCGAGTCTCTGCCAACACCTTCAGGCGTCCCTTTTAGGAACGCAAGGTAGTTGGAACGCCAGTGGTACTTGTCGGGTTCCAGAGGCTTCTGCCGTTGGCAGAATTCCTTGAAGACCCAATAGTCAGACTGGACACTGCTGCAATACCCGGACGGATCCGGGGGGTCGGCAATAAAGCCAGCGATGAGCTTAACGCTCACGCCTGGTCTCCAGCCTTCCTTCGTCAGCAACTGTATCCCAAAATCACCAGGGACTGGTGATCCGGGGCAGCGCTTAGAAATATAAGCAAGTGTTTCAGTCAGAGGGTAGATCGACGATATCAACAATCTGTTGTATACATCGTTAATCTTAGCCCTACCTTTGATACGCTCAGAGATGTAGACCGGTCTGACGTCAACTCCGTTGACGTAGTCCGACCCACACGATTCCCGGAAAGGTCCAAGGTAGTGACTCTTGTCACCGTTTACCTTGAATCCGAGGAATCCTAGGGCCTCTATCGTCAGAAGGGCGGCCTCAGTTGGAACAACGAGGTCATCCCCAAAAACGCAGAGGTACCTAGTCGAAGCACCTGCGTACGCACAAGCCGATCTGGCGATGGCGTAAAATATGAGGGACTCCAAGGGGAAGGTAAAACCATTCCCCATAGAGGAGTATTTCTCATACTCGCGCCACTCCGATGATTTGGACACCCTGAACATTGGACTCCGTAAGGAATCCATCAGGGCCACCCAGTCACCGGGGAGCAGGAAGGAGACACCGGCTCTCGGAAGAGAGTCGCTAGCGGCCCTTAAGTCCAAAGTCACTAACCAATACCAGATTAGTGACCCAAGACGGGCTGCCTCCTGATTGCGCCGCTGATCGTCAAGCATCACACCATACCGGCGTAAACGCTTGGCGATAACGTCTCCCAGACCTTTCTGGAGAAAGACGTTGATCGATGGCTCAATGCCAATTGTGCGATCCTTGTCCCATTTCTTTGGGACCGTAGTTACGCGATTACCTTCCACCATTTCATAGGAGCCATCCGACCACAACAGGTGATTAACCCATTGGGGATTTCGTAGCCCATATTCTACGAAGAAAGGCAACGCCTCCCTTGTAGCAGTGTGCTTGTATGACGGGTCGAGCTTTTCAGCAAGACTGCCTGTCTGCACACTGTGTCCAAAGGTTGCGCCAGGTCCGTGACCGCAATTGTCTAGGATTTCTCCTCTAGTTGCTTCGTCCAGTGGTCCAAGAATCTCTTGGATTAACAGTCGAGCGCCATTCAGCACATGCTGTAGTGGATCGCTCAACCTGGACATACGGGACCCGTACCAACGTATACGCTTATTGGCCCTCCGACAGGCATCTTCAGAATCGAAGAATCCCCGGAGTGCAGCCTCTTTACGTTCCGCGGACGGAATCCCGTACCAATCGACGTTCTTCGCAAGAAGAGCATCGATCTGCCGCAACGCGACATAGCGATCAAACCCGCCGGCTGCTAAAGCCGATTCTGCTTTACGGGTTTCCTGATCAACGACCGTAC